TTGCATTAATATTATCAACCATACCCTCTAAGAATGAATCTCTAAATCTATCTAAAAATTCAAAGAGTGTTGCATCAACATTAGTATAATTTAATAATTGTTGAACAGAAGATATTGGGTTGGCTTTATATGTTGATATAGTTCCAGATGAATTAGAAGTTGCACCAGTTACAGTTTCACCAATAATGAATCTATTTTGAGAAGATATAAAAAGTCTTGCACCGTCATCAACATCATCCACTAAGACTGTTGCAGTTGCATTTGATGTTTGTCCAGTGATAGTTTCACCCACAACAAATTTAACATTATTTTGTCATCATTTTCATCTACAACAAAATTAACAGACGTTGTTTCTTGACGTAGATAGTTATTAACTTCTGAAAAAGAAATCTCTGCACTCTCAAGAAACTGATAATATACTTTTACAAATTTTGCAAAGTCTGGGTGGTCTGCTTGAATAAACTCAGGCAGTTGATGTTGTATATGTGTTGATACCTTATTCTTTAAGGTGATGTCAGCATTAGACATTTGTTAGTACCCACTTGAAGAACCAGAACTACTTGAGCTAGAACTTGACGCACTCGTAGAAGAAGTTGAAGTTGAACTTGATGTTGAACTTGCACCAGTGTAAGAACTTGTTGTTGCAACACCAACACCAGCAGATGAACCACCAGTTGCAACAGTATCTACATTTGGTGAGATTGATAAGTTTGCGCTATCTAATCTTAGAACTTGATTACGAACACCAATAACATCATTTGAGTCTGGAGTTACGATAACTCTAATATCATCTGAAGCTTGGCCATCAACATTAGATACAGAAGTAATATTTAAATTAGTTAATATAATTTGACCAGTTGTATAATCAATAGTTCCAGCAGTATTATCTTTATAGGTTGTAGTTGTTCCATCAGTTAAATAAAATAATCTTATATTACCCTCACCGTCATCATTTAAAAACATTTCATTTTCATCACCAGAAATAAAGAAACCAGATGAACTTACAACTCCACCCATATCAGACCCATGGCCAGAATGAGGATTATAGATTGCATTTGAAAATGGAATGATATATTTTGTTTCGGCATTTAAAGTAGGAGTAAAGTCTTTTCCTAATTTTACAGTCGTTATGTTTGATGTAATAGCATCATCAGTATTATCAATTAATCTTGTAATTACAGAATGTCTGAACGCACTATCAAATTGTCCTAATGTAGACGCACCATAGTTTTCTAAAACAGTTCTAATATCTGAAGTTAAAGTTTCAGATGTTTTGACTGTGTTTTTAGAGTTATATAAAAAGTTAACAGTCAACCTAATATCAATAAATTCTGGGTCAACAATTACTGGTGTTACAGATGTGATTGTAAATTCATTTTTTAAATCTCTAACAATTTGTTCCTTTGCAGAAGCTGTAATTGAACCTTGTGTTGGAACAATTGAAACATATACTCTACCATAAACTGGAACGTCATTATCCTCACCACCATAAACTTGAACAGACCTAGTGTTTGGATAAACTTTAGGAATAATAGATTTATAATCATTAGCTGTAACTGCACGACCTTGAGATGCAAAGTCCAGAGGAGCATTTAATTTGATAGACTGAATACTTTCTCTTTCAGAACCACCCTCAGCAGCTTGAGTTGTTAATAGACTAATATTAGTAATACCACTGATTGCTGAAGAAGTTGTAAAATTAGTTGCACCGTCAGCGTCTGTTTTATTTGTAACAACATACTTCATACGAACAATATTACCATCAGATAAAGCTTTACCAACTACACCATCACCAAAGTAAATTTCAAATTTTCTATCTACAGTTTCTTGTAAAAAATAAACATCAGATGTTGCACTGACTTGAGTTATGTCAGTTGCTTGAGTAAATGTAGTTGAATTAGTTGATGATGCAGTAGGAAATACTTCAACTGTTAAAGTTGTTGTGTCTGCGTTTTCATCATTTAATAAAAACTTTTGTTCAATATTTTGTGTGTCTACGGTATAACGATTCGTTACATATGTTCCCTCATAGATTGGAATATTAGCAAAACTCAAAACTCCATTTGATATTGCAGTAGTGTGTTCCGAAATAGTTACAAAATTATATGATGTGCTATCAATTGTTGTTGAGAAAACAAATCCTGCTGGTATTGTTGCTGAAGTCAAGGCGCCAGGATTATTTAATGTAACATTTACTTTTGCTTCTGGAGCTCTGGGTGAATTAGGAATATAACCTAAAGATTTTGCGTGAGATACTACAGATGGCCGAGTTGTGGCTGTGTCAAGAAAAGATTCATTTGCAACCATATTAAGATTCATGGAAAGGTAATGTGTGTTGTATGCAAGAACATCTAACAACGCATTAATACCAGAACCCTCAAAATCATAATCAGTAAACTCTGATTGATTTCTCATATAGGTTTTTAAGTTTGTTTTAATATCATCAAAATCTAATTCTGTAACATTTAATCTTTTATCCGTAGTTGCCATTATCGTAATCTCTCTAATGCAAAAGATATATCAACCAATTCGTTAGGAGCGTTTTGTAAATAAAACTCAACAATTACTTCATATCGGTTGTTATCAAAATTTGGTATGACCTCAACACTTGCAAGTAACGCTCTTGGTTCAAAGTTTTTAATAGTGTCTTGTATCTTTCTTTGTAGTGCATTTGCTGTAATAGGAGTCATATTCTCAAAAAGAATATCCCTAACACCAGAACCTACCTCTGGATGAAAAGGTTTTTCATAGTGTCCATATTGAACAAGATTACGAACACTTCTCTTTACTGCAGCTGCATCTGTAATAGGGGTAATGTCCTTAGTAATAGGATGTCTTGCAAAATTAAGATTTAAATCCTTATATCGTTTTACAGAACGATAGGAGTCATTAGTTCTCTCTGCATCTCTATACGCTGATTGGACGGCCATTAGATTCCCCTTTTATGTTATTTATTACCCACCAGCAAAAACATTTGGTGAACCAGCTGCAACACTTGTGCAACCAGATATACCATCACCAACTCTACCACAACCTTTTCCATTTACGAATACCGTTGATGACCCAGCTGCAATCGGAGCAGCATGAGGTGGACAAGGTACGCCAGGCAATAAATGTGTTGTATTATCATCACCTTGTCTTGATACTCCAATACCATTCGCAAAGACATTACCAGAACCAACGGCTCTGGTCATGCCCGTACAATGTGTAACATCTGCATCACCTATTCTAGTTACGGCTGGCACTTAGTTCTCCATTTATTTTTTCTCTAGTTTCTTCTACCATGTGTTCAAGAGTAGAAATTGTTGTATAGATATGACCAGTATCAGTTGGTTGTATTTTCAATTTTAGTTCTGCAATAATCTCCATTAAGAAAATTAATTTATCAAGTTCTTTTTGCATTATCTTGTCTCCCTTTTCATGAGTTCTTTTAATTTATCATGCCACGCTTCAATTTCTTCATGTTGTTCCTCTGTATGTGGCTCCGGCGGAACTTCTGGTTCAAAACTAATCAAATTATCAAATTCACTTGGGATATCATCATAGTTAGAAAACTCTAATAAACTTTCATTTATTCTTATAACAAATTTGTGTGCCATTAGTTTAGGTCAATCCTTGCACCATCAATATCTACATTACCAGATACTTGTGTTGTTTGATTACCACTGTAAGTTTCTGTAACATTTCCAGTTACATTTTGTGTCATTGTATCAGAATATGTTTCAGTAACGGCACCAGTAATATTTTGTGTCATTGTATCAGAATATGTTTCAGTAACAGAGTTAGAAACAGTTTCAGCTCTCTTACCAGTTACACTTATTGTATGTGAGTGATTTTCATTTTCTGTTCCGTATGTTTCAGTAACATTCTTTTTTACGACTTCTGTTTTATTTCCATCAACTTGAATATTCCAATCACCTTTAATATATGTCTTGCAGTTTGAATCAATAGTAAGGTTAACATCTCCCTTAACATTTACAAATTCATTACCAGCAATAATTTCATAATTCTGTCCTACAACTCTTGTTACTTTATTTCCATCTGCATCTATCTCATAGAAAGTTCCACTTCTATGTTTTTCATAAATGCGTTCTGCAAAAGGGGTATCATCAAATTCTTGAATATGACCACTTTCAGTTTCATATACATGATTATATGGATACTCTGGATTCCTTCTTTTGTAAGGAGCTACCCTATCCTTTTTAGTCTCTGGATTTCTTCCAGTTGCATCAGCACCACGAATAGATTCGTCAGTAGTGATTGGTTCTTTCCATTGTGTTGCAGTCAAATCTATATTAGTCGCAATCTTATCTTCATGTATAGATGCAGTATCTACAGTTGCATCTGAATCACCTAATATTTTTTCACCATTTGCAATTGGTACATTTTCAGTAAAAGAGCTATCTCTTTCTGCTATCTCTGGATGAATATTGTTTGCATCATTCTTTGCAAGTCTATTAACATCACTATCAGATGTTCTAATTGGATATGGCCCAAAGTCTGGTTTGTATTTGTACTTCTCTTCACTTTGAGTTGAGTCTTCACTTCTAGGGTCATAGTATCCTTTGGTTGGGTCTGCACCCTCAATAGGTACGCCAGGCAATGTACCGAAGATAATTGCTTCTTGATAGAAAGGTGGGTCACGCCAGAAACCCACAACCCATGTTCCCTCGACTAGAAATGGTGGAGTATGTCCTAGTC